GGCATGATAAATGCACAGATAGACATAGCAACAGGAGTGTATTACTGATGAGGGTACTTACCTTTGATGTGGAAACTACACATAAAGATAAGCCTAGCGGCGGTACAACTGCACTGCCTCACTTCGGCAACCGTCTTGTATCTGTAGGTTTCAAGTGGATGGGTAATGATGTACAATACCTATGCTTTCACCACGCAGACCGTGAGCCTAGCCGGGATGCGTTCAACATATTTCAAGATGCCCTGCGTCTCGCTGATGTAGTTGTTGGACAAAACATCAAGTTTGATTTACAATGGATACGCTCATGTAACTTTACCTACGAGGGATATGTATATGATACGATGGTTGCGGAGTACCTGTTGGCAAAGGCGAGGCGTTGGCCTCTTGGCCTTGCTGCTCTTGCCAAAAAGTATGGCGGCATACAGAAAGAGAAAGACCTCGTTCAGCCGTATCTCAAGGATGGGAAGACGTTTTACGAGATACCGTGGGAGATAGTAGAGGAGTATGGTATAGCTGACGTAGCCGCTACAGAACACGTTGCACTCAAGCAACTAGAAGCCTTTGGCACAACATTTGAGGAACTTTATGGAAAACGAACTGATACCGACACTGAAGCTGTCGCTTGAAATGACAGACGTACTCGCCAAGATAGAGTACAACGGTCTGAAGATAAACCTCGACACACTTGAACAGATACGAGAAGAATACGAAACTGAGATGCACGAACTGGAGATGCGTCTGGATAGCTTGGCACGTGATGCTATGGGGGATACACCCATCAATCTTGCCAGCCCAGACGACAGGTCGATGCTGTTGTACTCACGTAAAGTTGCAGACAAGACTCTTTGGTCACAAGTGTTTAACTTAGGGCATGAGGTGCGTGGGTCTACACGCAAACCAAAGATGCGTACTCGCATGAAAGCCAAACAGTTTAAAGAAAACGTACGCGGTTTGACACGTGTAGTATACAAGACAGAGGGGCAACGTTGTCCAGACTGTGATGGTGAGGGTCGCTTTCATCCATCACGCAAGGACGGCACACCAAGTAAAGCGGTACGAATCTGCAAGACATGCAGGGGTACGGGTGTTCTGTATCGCAGCACCGGCGAGGTGGCGGGTTTCAAGCTTGTGCCTCGCAACCCTATGGACGTTGCGTCCGCTGGTTTCAAAACGGATAAGGTTACACTCGAAGAACGTGCGCCAGAACTTGATGGTGCAGCCCGTGACTTTGCCGAATCGTATGTACGGTACAATGCCTTGCGTACTTATCTAAGTACCTTTGTTGAAGGGATGCAAAACAATGTTGATGAGAATGGTTTTATACACCCAGAATTTATGCAGTGTGTTACGGCGACGGGTCGCCTTTCGAGCCGCAATCCTAACTTTCAGAATATGCCACGTGGAAGTACCTTCGCTATACGCAAGGTTGTCGAGAGCAGGTTCGAGGGTGGTCAGATACTTGAGGGAGATTACTCTCAGCTAGAGTTTCGTGTTGCTGGCTTCCTAGCTAACGACGACGGTATCCTTACAGATGTAGAAGCAGGCACAGATGTACACAGCTACACAGCCAGCGTGATAGGTTGCACTCGACAGGAAGCCAAGGCTCACACTTTCAAACCTCTTTACGGTGGCGTGAGTGGCACTGAAGACCAGCAAAGGTACTATCGTGCGTTCAAGGAGAAATACGCAGGTGTGAAGGAGTGGCATGAAAGACTGCAGAGAGAGGCTGTGAAGGAGAAGCAAATCAAACTACCATCGGGTAGACAGTACGCTTTTCCAGATGCAAAGTGGACAGAATGGGGTACAGCCACAAATCGTACTGCCATCTGTAATTATCCGGTACAGGGATTTGCAACCGCAGACCTGTTACCCATGTGCCTTGTACGTCTCAGCTACTTAGTGGAAAAAAATAATTTACAGTCTGTAATATGTAACACTGTACACGACTCTATCGTCATGGACGTACACCCTGATGAAAAAGATATTTGTATCAAACTGATGGTCAAGGCAATGTTAGCGATACCAGAAGAAGTTGAGAAAAGGTATGCTATACAATATACGATGCCTGTTGACATAGAATTAAAAATAGGATACAACTGGCTTGACTTAACTGAAGTCAATGTGTAGAATCAATCTACGCAACCCTAATCGTAATGGAGAATCGAATGGGAAATCTTGTAAATAATGAACTGGACTCTTTAGTAGCGGCGTTTAATTCTGATGATGAAACTGCTTTGATGGCGGCTTCTGGGCAACAGACTCAGCAGAAGCAAACGGGCTTACCAAGACTAAATATTAACTATGATATGGAAACGGAAGATGGCATCGCTTTGACGCGAGGTGATTGGAAAGTTTATATAGATGGTAGGTTCTTGTACGCTCCCACTGTGCAGGTAAGACCTATCTTACGCACCTTCGAATATAGTTTGTGGGACGCAGACGAAGGGGCTTTTATGTGTAAGTCTGTTCAGAAACCCACTATATCAGGGGACTTTCCTGATTCGGATGGTACGAATAAATGTGGTCGTCTCCGCCGTGATGAAGAAGAGACCGCATCAGAAGAAGCGCAGATGCGTTCCCGTGCTGTAGTTTGTAATCAAGTTATCTATGGTCAACTGTCAGGTAACTTCAAAGCCGCAGATGGAACGGAAGTAACTTTAGATGCCCAGCCCATTGTGGCTTACTTCAAACGTTCGGGGTACAAGCCGATTGGAGACTTCATTGATGGGTTATCTCGTCAGAAAAAACTGATGCAACGTCAGGTTATAAATCTAGCAACATCTAAGGCTAAGAAGGGCAGTGTTACCTATTGGATTCCTGTTCCTACTTTGCATGGTGAAGTTGCTATTACAGAGGCTGATAAACAACTGATGGGTATGTTTGCTGATACTGTATCTGCACATAATAATTATGTGATGGGGCAGAATCGTGAAGCCACTAAATTGATGGGTGGCGGAGACTTTGATTTAGCAGACGATTTTACTGATGTTGACGCTGCTTAGTATCCAAGACTTTTTGGATAAAGCAAGCAGGGGGGAACTTGATGTCTCCCCTGCATCGCTTGAGGAATTTGAAAAAGACTGTCGTGAGGCTGCTGCTAAACAGTTAAAGCGTGAGAAGCGCGAATGGTACGTTCGCATGTCTGGTCTTGGTCGGCCTATGTGCCAACAAATGTTGGACAGGGACGGTGTAAAGGAAGAAATGGAATACAACGCTGTGTTCCGCTTTTTGTTTGGTGACCTGACAGAGGCAGCAATGATGCTTGTACTGCGGGAAGCTGGTGCGGACATTAGAGGCGCACAGGAGAAGTGTTCTTTACATTTTGATGGGTATATAGTCAGAGGTACGCTTGACCTCATCCTGCGCGATTCTATGGGCATTGACAGGGTGTGGGACATTAAGTCTTCTAGTGATTGGGCATTTAAAAACAAATGGACGGGCGGATACGAAAAGTTACTTGAGGAAGACCCGTTTGGGTATATCATGCAGGGTTTCTTGTACGCTGAAGCAATGAACATGCCATTCGGTGGTTGGCTTGTTGTAAATAAATCATCTGGTGAAATACTTGAAGTGCCTGTTCCTGAGTGGCACGATACAGATAAACATAAGTATTTGAAAGAAGCAAAGCGTCGCGTAAAGGTACTAAATGACCCTGACGCATCGTTCGTAAAGTTTGAACCAGAAGATGAGACCTATCGTAGACAAGGACAGATTATCAAGACGGGTAACAAGATACTACCTCGCGTATGTGGATTCTGTGGTTACCGCGCACATTGTTGGCCTGATGCAATACTACGAGAAAAAGTAACCTCACAGGCTAAGAACCCCCCTAAAACGTGGTATACTAGATTAAAAAAGAAAGAAATCTAATGCCGTACATCTTGATGAGAGAATACGATATAGACCTAATGGCTTTGAACGATGACTTGCACCATGCGTATGTTGAATCACATACAGGTACAGGGGGGGAAAGACGTGTCGTATATCTTCGTCAAAATGAAAAGGGATTACCTATCACACTCAGGGAGAATTACTCTGATGATGGGTTTCTACGTGCAGAAACGTACGAACGAGACGCACGTACCGTCGAGAATGAATTACTAAAAATAAGACAACTATCTAATCAAGGGGCAAACATTTGCGTACCACTAGCACCGCTCACAAAAGAACTAGATGCTATTCAAAGACTATCCCCAAAACTCGCCGGGTATCTAAAACAAAGACTAAATTCGATAAACCTAATAGTATGAAACGTAAATTTGCAAATAGAAAATCAGGGTATCGGTCACAGTTTGAACTTAGCTTGGCTCGTAGTTTGAAAGAAAAGAACATACCGTTCGAGTACGAAACAAAACGACTGACGTACATACCTGACCCTAAAACATACACTCCAGACTTTTACCTACCAGAGACAGACATCTACGTTGAGGCAAAAGGCGAGTTATCTAAGCCAGACAGAGTGAAGATGATTTTGATAAAGAAGCAGCATCCTGAACTTGACATAAGGTTTGTTTTTATGAATTGTCGTAATAAGATATACAGGGGAAGCAAGACAACGTACGCTGATTGGTGTATCCGACATGGATTTGATTGGTCAGAGAAACACATACCAGCCGAATGGTTAAGAAAGGCAGACAACGATGAGTGATGATATAAAGAAAAAAGTAGAAGCAGCAAGTCTGCTACCTGACAGGTATTATCTAATCATGAACTACGAAGACGAAGACTCGTTTTCTATGACAGCGTATGACACAACAAAAGGCGACGTGAATATGGAAAACGTACCCGCTGGCATGGTCATGTTGTCTGGTATGATTGAATTAATGGAAAATGATTTTGACCGTATATGGGATGCAGGCATTGCTCGTCTCAGCTTTATTGCAATGGCAGAGTCTTTTAAACCAGAAAGCAAAAACGGGGAAGAAGCGATTAATAAGATTGTTGCGCGAGAAGATAATATTGTGAAAGTAAATTTCGGAGAAACGCAGTGACAAGCTACATGAATATAATGAAAGAGATAGAAGAAAACGAACAAGCAGGCAAAGAGGCATACAGCGGCTATGATATGGTCAACAAACCAATTCACTATAATCAGGCAGGTATCGAGTGCATTGAGGCAATCAGGGCGGCGACGGGTACAGGCTTTGAACAATACTTACAAGGGAACATCATCAAGTACGTCTGGAGATACAGATACAAAGGCAAATTACAAGACCTCAAAAAAGCCCACTGGTATCTTGAAAAGTTAATAGAAGAGAAGACAGAATGAACTGTTGGCATTGCAAGACAGAATTAATCTGGGGATGTGACCACGACATGGAAGAGGAAAGTTTGTACTTCTCTATGGTTACAGACCTACACTGTCCAAACTGTGGCAGTGAAGTTTCAGTATACTTACCAAAGGAAAGAAAAGAAGATGAGTAATATGTTACCTAGCCCTTATCAGCAATTCATACACAAGTCACGATACGCTCGTTGGCTTGAGGAAGAAGGACGTAGAGAAGATTGGCACGAGACTGTTGACCGATATGTAAACTTCATGGTCAATCAACTTCAAGGCAAGCACAACTATAAGCTATCAAAGAAAGACCAAGAAGACATACGTGATGCTATTTTAAATTTGGAAATCATGCCAAGCATGAGAGCCATGATGACATCAGGGCCAGCATTAGTTCGTGATAACGTGTGTGGTTACAATTGTTCGTACATTCCTGTGGACAGTCCCCGTTCGTTTGATGAGTGTATGTACATTCTTATGTGTGGCACTGGTGTTGGATTTAGTGTAGAGAGAGAATGTGTTAACAACTTACCTGTTATATCTGATAACTTTAATACCTCTAGCACCGTTATTACTGTAGCAGATAGTAAACCGGGATGGGCAAAAGCTTATCGTGAATTGATTGCATTATTGTATGCAGGACAAATTCCTTCTTGGGATACGTCTAATATTCGCCCTGCAGGTGCGCGGTTGAAAACTATGGGCGGCAGAGCCAGTGGTCCACAACCTTTAATTGACCTCTTTAACTTTACTATTAAGGTATTTAAAAAAGCAGCAGGACGTAAGTTGTTTCCTATTGAATGTCATGACCTCATGTGTAAGATTGGTGAGGTAGTGGTAGTAGGTGGTGTGCGTAGAAGCGCACTTATAAGCTTGTCAAATCTCAACGATGACCAGATGCAACACGCTAAATCTGGAGAATGGTGGGACGAACCGGATAAGCAAATATATCGGAATGGTCAACGGTCGTTGGCAAATAATTCTGTGGCCTACAAAGGTAAGCCAGATATTGGTACGTTTATGAGAGAGTGGGTTGCGTTATATGAAAGCAATTCTGGTGAACGAGGTATCTTTAACCGTGAAGCTGCAGACAAACAGGTGGCACGTAACGGCAGACGTGAAGTAGGACATATGTGGGGTACAAACCCGTGCAGTGAGATTATTTTGCGTCCATATCAGTTTTGTAACCTCTCTGAGGTCGTTGTGAGGTCTACTGATACCCTTGAGGACTTGCTGAGGAAGACGAGAATAGCCACTATTGTAGGTACAATACAGTCTACGCTCACTGATTTCAAATATCTGAGGAATGTATGGAAGAAGAACACAGAGGAAGAAAGATTGTTAGGCGTGTCCTTAACTGGTATCATGGACCACTCCGTTCTATCCAAAACCGTAGACAGCAAACGCTGGCTAGAGAAGATGAAAGAAGAGGCGGTAAGAACGAACGAGAAGTATGCGAACATGCTTGGAATCCCAGTGTCCGCTGCAATCACTTGTGTAAAGCCGTCGGGTACTGTGTCACAACTCGTGGACGCAGCTAGTGGTATTCACGCTCGTCACAACGACTACTACATTCGTACTGTTCGTGGTGGTAACTCTGACCCTCTTACTCAGTTCATGAAGGAGTCAGGGGTGTACAACGAACCTGACGTTACGAAACCTGATACAAACACTGTGTTCAGCTTTGCTATGCAATCCCCTATGGGTGCAGTGCTTCGTACCGACATGTCTGCCATAGAGCAGCTAGAGTTGTGGAAAACGTACGCCCTGCATTGGTGTGAACACAAACCTTCTGTAACTATCTCCGTCAAGGAAGAAGAATGGATGAATGTAGGTGCGTGGGTGTACAAGAACTTTGACGTGGCATCAGGTGTGTCTTTCTTGCCACATAGTGAACACATCTATAGACAGGCTCCGTATCAGGATATAGAACGCGAAGACTATTTGGAATGGCAGCAAGCGTACAAGCATGTTAGTCTTGATTGGAATAAGTTGACAGAGTTTGAAAAAGAAGATAATACTACAGGGTCACGTGAATTGGCATGTACTGCTGGCGTATGTGAAGTTGTTGACTTGAGTGCAGCGTAGGGGAAGACTCATGAATCTTGAACCATGTGTGGCAGACCGCAAGAAGTTTGACCTAGACCTTCAGTATGGAAAGGTACGCGAGAAGCGTGTCGCTGATATGCTGCAAGACAAGAAGATAGAAGTCAAATCAGAACGTGACATGTGGGTACGTACTGGTAACATTGCTATTGAGTATGAGTGCTACGGCAAACCCAGTGGCATAAATAAGACAGAGGCAGACTACTGGTTTCACAACCTCTGCATAGGGAGCGATACATTTGCAACACTTGTGTTTGATGTGCCGTCTCTCAAGCGTATCATTGACAACCTAGATAACAAACGTATTGTGTCGGGGGGAGACAATGGTGCTGCACGGATGTACTTATTGAGTTTGCAAAAGCTATTCTCAACAGACGTATTCAAGGCATACAAAGATGGCACAAAAGAAGGCTAAGTTATTTTCTCTGGAAGCAAACCTGCTTACCAGTGGCAATGTAGAGATACTGTGGGATGGGGTTGACCCCGATGATTTCGAACGCGAAATGAATTTAGGGATGCCAGAGTACGAAGGTTCGCACAGTGTAGCATCCCTAATTAGGTACTTGCGTACAATCGGTGATGAAGTGATGGATAAGTCTAGGACATACGTGTAGTACGTTTAGTTTTTCTTTTTACTTTTTAGTAAAGCACCAACTATTTTATCGAAGTCTTTTTGTTCTTCTTTAGTAAGTTCAGAGTCTAACTTACCTTTTATTATTTCGTAAGCACTTTTAAGTTCTTCTGGAACGTTTCTTATAACGTCGCCACCTTCTGCCATAAAGCCCATCTTATTACGAACTTTCTTTGGCAAAGCTGCTGCTCCCGGATTTGGCGGGGGCTTTAGTTTGCCACCATTTGCCATTTTTAATTTAGGTGTTTGCATCATTTCTGTTTGCATGTTGTTCATCTGACCAGATGTCATGTTGCTTGCTTGATTCTGCTGCTGTTGTGTAGCAGTCATCATTCCACCCCCGTAGGCTTTCCTGCGGGTTTTCTTTTTAGTAGCTTTGCCGCCGTACATCATTGGCTTACGACGAGTCATGCCACCATACATCATACCCTTACGTGGGCCATTATTGTACGTTTTCATATTTATCTCCAATTAAGGGGCTGTTATATCAAGGCTTGGTAGTATAAGGTCACCTGCGCCACCACCCAAGCCGATTTGACGCATTTCATTTGGATTTAATCCTGTGAACTCTCTTCCTGTTCTTTGTATATCTGCAGGAGTTGCATTTACAGTGTAACGTCTGTTTTCTGTATCTACAATCTCTTTTGTCTCAGTGCCTTGCGTGTGATACAACCTTGCTGCAGCATTGATAAGCGCACGTCTGAATGCAGCATCACGTTTAGGGTCAAGAGGACGACCGGTTCGAACCATCTCTGCAAAGGCTCTGCCGACTTCTATGTCTTCAAGAGCAAGCATAAAGAACTCGAAAT